CCGTTAAAGTATTTATATCTTCCCATCTTGGCAAACCCTTCCAATGCTTTTCTAGTACATTTCTTGGATATTCAGCGATTTCGCACTGGCCTACGGTTTCGAATCCTGCCATTTCCGCAGCTAAATCAAGCCCGCCAATACCGCTAAATAATGATAAATGAGTTAGCTTATTCATTATTTTTAGTCCTTAACCATGCAGTCTGCCGTTCCATGCGTTCAACCGCTGTTAAGCCATCCGGCAATTCGGGCGTTACGGGCTTAATATATGGCTTCATGGCCGCTAAAACTTCCGCATATTGGGCTTCCTGCCTTGCCTCGTATTCTTCCCGCCATCCGTCATCAGCTTCTGGCGGCAGTTCTTTGAGCTTCGCCTCATACGCAATCGGAGGCTTTACGCCCATTTTTTCCAAAACAGACGGTGGCGTGTTGCCTCTTAATTCTTCGCGCTCAATTATTCCCTGTGTATGCCCATCGCCATTCAAGCTCTTTATGTACTGCCCTCTGGCAACGGAATTTACGGTTTCCGCATCCATTTCAGCCAGAGCCTGTAGCCTGTAATAATCATAGCCTAGCGCACGCTGGCATATGCGTGGCAGTTTATCATATTCCGCTTTAGCGTTATATGCACCGTTCCTTGAGGCTTTCTCAATCAATCCCCAATAATATTCAGCATCTGGTTTATCGATATTATTAATCGCTTTGATACGTGTACATATATCCGCAGGTGTCGGATTGTATTTGACCTCCTGTAATACTTTTCTTGCTGCTGCATAAACCAATTCGGCAGGATATTCCGCTAAAATCCAATGCCAATCATCGATAATCTGTAAACGAACATTATCGTTTTTATCCTTAAGGAATCCGCCGTAATAATTACCAAACTTCTCCAGTAGCTTCATAACTTCCCGTTTTTCCATTGTTTTCAGCCTCTCTTTCATCGAATAATTCTGTTAACGTTTTTTTGTTAATACTATTGCTTCGTTGGTGGTAGTTGTTATTGCCACCCTTATCTTGACACCGTGCTAACCATGAATTTATGAATTTATGAACCCCGCGCTTAGTTTTGCGTTTTGTAGGGTTTGCTTCTACCCATCCTGCTATATTACGCAATTCTTGCAGTACGTCTACGGCAGGATATAGTTCTTCGTATCGTTTGATCTCAGATTGTCTAACCTTATGCGGAGTTCCATCGTTGAGCGGAAAACCAATAACGTATGGTTCATCATCCGGTAATGAGCGTGGAGCGGATTTATCCGACTCCGCGCATATCGTATCCCTTTTTGGTTTGGTTTTAGGTTTTGGTATAGGTACGGTATTGGTATTGGTATTGGTATTGGTATTGGTTATGGGGATTGTTTCGATTGTTTCGCGATTGTTTTTGATTGATTCTGAATCAATCAAATCAATCGTTGATTGTTTTTGATTGTTTTCAACTGCTTCTTTTTTTTTGGCGTTTTGATTGCCTATTGGTGCCCCTGCTACGCCCGGATGGGATTTCCCGTTTTTTATGCGCTGTTCGCGCGCTGCAACTTGCTTAAACAGAACCAACGCATAGCCTTTTAATTCTTGCGGGTATTGGCGTATCATCGCTATAATTACCGCTTTTACATCATCTGCCGGTAATGTTTCTATGAAGTCTAAATCTTCTATCATAAAAAACATAATCTAAATCCCTATATACCTTACATCATATTCGCACGATAAAACAATCAAAAATTTATAGGCTAAATATTCGTCTTTTCTTAGTCCTGCTTCCAGAACTTCTAGTTTTTTAATCATCCAATCTTCTTTATCTTCATTTTCCACGCTTATTATTCTGTCATGCGCAATTAAGCATTTTAATATTTTGGCTATGCTTTCATCGGTAAAACCATCCCACACCCAATCTTGTTCATGACTAAAAACCATGTTTTCACCTCCATACAAGTAAACTTTACCAAGCGTATTTATAATACGCTTATTTTTAATAGTAGATTATTGATTATTTTAGCTATTAATTACTTTATCTATAGCGTTAGACTGTTCCGTTTTCTTTTGTAAGTATTCGTTATATAATTTTTCCACTAGCATTCCAACGCCCCTTAATCCTAATATTGACGCTTCTATTTTCATATTATGCCATATTTCATCGGGCAATGTGATTGACGCTGTTCTACGCGGCTGTATTATTGTTTGCATTATTTACCTCCAATAATATATTCTAACATGTTATTAAGATAAAGTCAAGATAAACCATCTTGCATAATCTAACAAATTATTCCGCTTCCCAATGTTCGCAAAATTCTTGCGCGGATATACCGCCGCGCACGGTTTATAATATCAATTATCCATATGCGCAAGCGTAAACGCGCATTCTGCCGTCATATCCGGCCATACGGTATGCTGATACCATTCATCATTACGCCCGTATCGCTCCGCATCCTGCAGCATACAGACAGCCGCTTCGCGTGGTGTTAGGTTGTAGATTTCCCCTCCAAATTCTATAGGCTCAATAATAGGCCGTTCGTTTTTGATAATCATAATACACCTCCAATATTATTCAGGTCGATTAACAACCTGCAGTATAGTATATGTACTTTGAGGGTCGATTATGCCTATAAATCCGCGCAATCTTCAAAGCCTAATTGAGTATAGCCATTTTTATTCACATTGACATCTTGTAAATTAATCGCTGCTTGTTTATATTACGACTCTTTTAGCTCAATACCTACACCCTTTCTGCCCTTTTTGACCGCTCCGTATACTTCACTTCCTACGCCCATGAACGGTGTTAAAACTATCTCACCTACATTGGAATAAAGCTCCACAACACGTTCAATAACATCTATTTGGAGCGGATGAACGTGTTTCTCATCATCCTCCTCTTTAGAATCCCTGAATGGTAAAACATTATCTATACGTATATCATCCCATACAGCGGATGCATAACGCTGCCAAATATAATGATTGAGCTTTGATATTTCGCCTATTTTATGTGTGCGTTTTAAATGTCTCCAAAGTTCATCCGGTGTGAAATTTGTACCATTCTGATTATTCCACGCTTGAACCATATGCGGCAATACTGGTACATCTCCCGCGTATTCAGTAATGCCATTAATATGAGTAACAGGCGTTTCCACATCTCCGCGCTTTTTAAATATCAGCATGTAGTCTGGACATGCGGGAAAACATCGTGTAGAGTCCTCGACGATGAATTTATGCATAAGGCTTTGTACCATTGTACGCATCCGTACCTTCAAAGGCTCTTTCCAAATTGTTATACGGCTGCAATAATCAAAGCCATGTTTTTTATGCAGCTCAATTATTTCATGCGGAAAATCCCATAGGTAGCCGTAAGGGTCACATATATCCATACAATGAACCGCATTTATGCGGCCTTTCTTTGTAACACGCGCAAGCTCTACTATAAGATATTCGTATTGCTGCAAAAATTTCTCTTTACTAGTACAATTAGAAAAATCACGCGGATCACTAGAATAATTAAATAGACCGCAAAACGGCGGGGAGTATATAGCCAAATCAATAGACTCATCTGTCAAGCATGGTATAACATCCATGCAATCACCATTGTAGATAGAGTAATTTTTGTCGTGAATTTGATTATTAACTTCCATATCGTTCACCTTTCATAAATAATGGTATGTCTATATTTTCAATATCGCGTTTTTGTTTGCAAGTATAATTCCCGTTAACGTTCCTTATTAGATTCTCATACAAATCAATAGCCTTTCTTTTCTTTTCACTTAATGCTTGCATAACGCGCTCTTGGCCATCCGATAAAACAAGGTCAATAGTTACATCATTCTTTTGTCCAAACCTCCAAAACCTCCTTATTGATTGATAATAGCTCTCATAGCTCCAAGTAGGGAATAATACAGAATGACAACACATTTGGAGATTTAAACCAAGCCCAGTTATTGACGATTTTGTAATGATTCGTTTAATATCGCAGGTCATGAATCCTCTCAATATGTTCTCTTTTTCATCGATACTTTGGCTTCCGATTATCTCTTTCGCTTCCCTATCCATGGCCTTTAGTAATGCGCTTTCACTGTTTGTATTACACCAATATACCGACACTTTACTTGCCGCAAGGTCAACCGCAAGTTTGCAGCGTTCTTCTTCTGTATACTTCTGTTCACGCCTTATTTCTGACATCGATTTAGCGATAACCGGAAACATCATACATTGACCGTTATCTGCCGTTTTGTTTTCACTTCTTGCAAAATGAATGTTTTCTGTGAGTTTTGGCAATATATATCTATCATCGCTAAAACCCAAATCAGACGGCATTTTAATCATGATTGCCCATGTATTAATCCACTGAAAAAAGCTATCACGCGCATGAGGTTTCAAGTAATAATTAACGCCGATGTTATTATTGCGGCT